AAGACTGAGTTTTTTGCGAATGATGAACTGTGCCTTTCAGAGAATAAGTTTTCTGAAAGAGAGTTCTTCATTCTCAACAGTGTTTGCAAGACTATTCTCCCGAACATCGATAACTTTGATGAACGCGAGTTACCTTGTAAACACGGACCCGGTGCTGTACGTGAAGGCTTAAAGACTAACCAGAAGTGGTTAGCCATAGCGACCTATTCAAGTCGTCTGGAAGAGTTAGGTTATGATGTTAACTATCTCAGAGATGAGATGGAAGGCACCATAGTCGACCCTTCTGAGCCTTCTCCGTACGGAGCTTCTGGAGACAGTGCCAAGCTTATCACCGTTTCGAAAAATTCTACTTCGAGACGTACGATAACCGTTGAGCCTGTTGTTAGACAGTTTGTCCAACAAGGGTTCAATATACTACTCAGGGATTCTATATCCCATTGTAGTATACTTTCGCGGTGCTTGGCTTTAACCGACCAATCTAAGAATCAAATCTTAGCTTTGGAAGGTTCCAGAACTGGATACTGGTCAACAATCGATTTGAAATCTGCAAGCGACTTACTATCTGTAAAGATAGTTGAGATCGTTTTCAGAAATCATCCCAACCTTTTGGAAGGGTTGCTCGATTGTCGATCACCTAAGTGTTCTTCTGGTGAAGACCAGTTTACTCTTAGGAAGTATGCAGGTATGGGTAACGCGACAACATTCCCAGTTCAGAGCATCGTCTTTGCTGTCTTAGCAATGGCGGCTTTGTTGGAAGGCAAACGGCCAACCTTTGGGAATATCAAGCGTGTCTCCAGACTGGTGCGTGTGTATGGTGATGACATCATCGTACCCACTACATCAGTACATCAGGTAGTAGCCTGGATTCATAAGGCTGGTTTAATCGTCAACCTTAAGAAAACTTTCTCTACTGGTAACTTTAGAGAAAGTTGCGGTGTCGATGCATTTTGTGGTTACAATGTAACCCCATTATACCTTCGACACTGTCCAGATGAAACCTCAAAGGAGCCTAGCACTATTGCTCATTTAGTATCCCTCTCTAACCAAGCTTGGTTACGAGGACTTTACTCGTTGAGCACATCGCTTGTGCAGATAGCTGAAGATAGCCTGAGGAGGCGTCTTCCTCTTGTCCACTCAAGTTGTGGCCTGCTAGGGTTGCATACTCACCTTAATGTACAGGAATTCCAGAGATGGAATCCTATACTTCATAGGCCTGAAACAATAGGGCCTATGCTTGTATCTCTGAAAAGGAGAGACAAGTTGGATGGATATGCAGCACTTCTCAAGTTTTTCCATACACCCCTCCTAGGAAGGGCAGTAGGTCATCTTGAAAAGTCCCCTGTACGATTCAAGTCAAAAATCGTACCGAGGTGGGTGCCGGGATAAGATCCGGTTAAATCCTTTTCTAAAGATAGAAAAGGTCAGAGAGGGCGCCAACATCGTTGGCCGTCGGGGGTCCGAAAGGTTCCCCGATTGAATTTCGAGTTCTCTTTTAAAGGCAGCTAG